CTTTAATATATTAGGTGAAGACGATACCTTAATTGATTATTACGAATTGTATGAAAAAATATCTGTTCCTTATATGAATATATTTTATACTGTTGAGCCAACAGAGCAAGAAATTGCTGAAATAGAACAACAAGCAATTGCTCAAGCACAAGAACAACAAGCTGAAGGGAAAGTTGTATATCAAGAAAAATTACTTCAATTGCAACAAGCATTAGAGGGTGGTCAGATAATTCAAGCGAGATTTGAGAAGTCAGCAGCAGAATTAGAAAAGCAATTCAATGTTAAATTTGAGCAGATAAAATCTCAGATAATGCAAGAAATGATTGCTCAGAATACTAGAACAGAGCAAAAGGTTATATCTGAAAAAGAATTTAAATTATTTATAAAGAGTGGTTTTGGAGATAATATTGTAAGTCAAACAAAATACTTTGAATATAAAATACGACATACTATAGTGGTAGGAGACCAAATTATAAGAGAATCAATACTTCCTAGTAATACATATCCAATAGTACCTTTTGTATATAAGTATACTGGAACTCCATACCCGATGTCTGCAGTAGCACCACTTGTTGGTAAACAAAAAGAATTAAATAAAGCACATCAATTAATGGTTCACAATGCATCATTAGGTTCTTCGTTGAGATGGATGTATACAGATGGTAGTGTTGATGTAGATTATTGGGAAAAGTATGCATCTGCCCCCGGAGCCTTATTGCCAGTTAATAATGGTTATGAATCTCCTAAAGAAGTTTTGCCGGCTCAATTATCATCAGCATTTGTTCAGATGGTTCAAGAAGGAAAAGGTGATATGGAATATTTAGCAGGTATATATTCTTCTCAGCAAGGAGATATGAAGGCTCAACACGATACTTATAAGGGATTGCTTGCTAATGATGAATACGGTACACGAAGAGTTAAGCAATGGGTTGAGCAAACTATAAAAGAATCATTAACTCAAATTGGACAACTAGTAAAGGATTATTCTCAGGCATTATATACATCAAATAGAATATTTAGAATAGTTCAGCCCAGTGCAATACAAGAGCAAAGACAATCAGAAATTAATGTTCCTATATATAATGATTACGGAGAGTCAATTGGTAAGTATAATGATTATCAAGCTGCACGTTTTGATGTTAGAGTTATTGCAGGTAATAGTCTCCCAGTTAATAGATGGGCATATCTAGGAGAATTAAAGGAACTAATGCAACTTGGTGTAGTAGATGATATTGCAGTATTATCAGAAACTGATGTTAAGAATAAAGAATTGATTGCGAAAAGGAAATCTATATATTCACAATTACAAGGACAGATAAGTCAGTATGAAGAAGAAGTTAAAGATAAAGATGGTACAATAGAAACACTGACTAGACAATTAATTCAGGCTGGTATAAAAGATAAGGTTAGACAAGTAGAACACGATATGAGAAAACAAGTACTTGACTCTAGCTCCAGACTGAAGACAGATACGGCAGTTAATAAGGCTCAACTTGATGCAACCGCAAAAGAGGCTAAACTTGCCGCTAAAGAACACAAAGTTAATTTAAAATCTTTTGAAAATGTTAAGAAAAAGGTTGCAAAAAATAAAGAACAAAAGTAACTTAAGTTACAAAATAAGGACAAATTATGGAAGAAACACAAGGTAACTCAGAAAATACTGCAAACGACATCTTAGATGAAGTCGCTGATTCAGTAATGGATGACTCCAATTTTTTTGATGATTTAGAGCAGCAAGTAAACGGGGTAATAGCAGACCCAGAACCAGCTGCGCCACGAGAAGAACAGGTAACTCAGGCCTCCGAAACAGCTCCAGTAGAAACACCTACTGAGGCTGCAGTGACTCCAGACTCCAGCAAAGAAGTGGATTGGGATAGCGAAAGTAATCCTTACAAAAAAAGATATAGTGATTCATCAAGGGAAAACCAAAGAAATCAAGGCTATATAGCAGATACCAAGAAATATGGTGCTATTATAGATGTGATGAAAAAGGACCCCGGTTTAGTAGGTCACGTAAAAGACTATTTAGAAGGAAGTGTAAATCCGGCTAAAGCAGTTGATGTTCCAAAGGATTTTGTATTTGACCCAGATGAGGCATTTGCAGACCCCGGCTCAACATCGGCTAAAGTCTTTTCAAAAGTTGTTGAGAATATAGTTGATTCAAAGGTTAAAAATAGTGAAGCTAAAGTAGCAAATGCTATGCAAGCCGAAAAGACTCAAACAGAACAACGAGATGCTGCTAAAATATGGATGAAAGATAACAATATGTCTGAAAAGGATTTTAGTTCAATGATGGCTAAAGCTGATAAACATACAATATCTTATGATGATATTAATTTAATATTAAATAAAGATAGATATGCTAAGAATATAGCCTCGAATCAAAAGAAGGAAGTTGCTAAACAAGCAGAGAATGCTAGAAATGTTGCGACTCCTAATTTAGTTCAATCAAATAGTGCTGATACTGCCGCTATCACAGAAGACGATAGAGTTTTCAACTCTTTGTTAGGTCTTGAAGACGCTGAAAAAGGAATGTTCGACTCGTAGACTACCTGCTAAGTCTACTGTCGGCTTAATTAAAAACGTTAATTAAAACGAAAGGATAGTAGACAAATGGGAGATATTAATAATTACGGTGGAAATAGAGCTATTTCCGATTCCACGGGATGGGGTGAAGGACAAGCCTCGCAGTGGGACCCGGTTTCCAGCGAAGTAGACACTGGTGAAATGAGAAGAAAGTATAACTTTAGTGAGAAATTCACTGAGTTATCACTAGACCAAACACCTTTTTTTAGAATTGTTTCTAAAATAGGTAAAAAACCAACAGACGACCCACAATTCAAATACACAGAGAAAAGACAATCTTGGATGAAGAGATATGGCTACTGTATTGGAACTGGGACAACAGCAGATGCTGCGGTTCAATTAACATCTGGAACTGCAGGTGATGCAACAGCAGATGACCAAGTGCATCTTTTTATGGGTACTGATTATAAAAGTGCTGGTAACTTATCAAATGTTATTGGACAATCAGGGTCATCAATTGGTGATGTAGGTACAAGACCATTGTTTTATTTGCCCGGTCAAATTGTAAAAGTTAATGTGACTAGTGCAAATGGTTCTGATATGACTGATTACAGATTATATCAAGTAGTATCAACAGAAGACGGATATGTTTGCCATACAGATAATGGTGGTGCATCTGCTGGTGATTTTGATAGTATTGCTGAGTATGCTTTATTAAGTACTCCAACTGTTTCTAATTTCTATGAGGCAGTTCACTTAGAATGCTTACTTGTTAAAGATACTACAGATGTAAATCTTATGACTTATACAAGTGGTGATACTTTTATCTCTGCAGCCTCTGTAACACCGACGGCTACTGATGGTAGTGCAGGAATAAGTATAGCTGGAAAACTCGAACCAAGACGTTCATATGTAGTTGGTACTTCTTATGAAGAAGGTTCAACTCTAATGCAACAAAACTGGGGAGACCAGCCATATAGTACAGGGTATGGATATACTCAGATATTCAGAAATGAATTCGGTATGTCTAATACTGCAAGAGCAACAGCTCTAAAGTATGAAAAGAATGAGTGGGCAAGACTATGGAGAGACAAGTTAATCGAGCACAAGTGGGAAATTGAGCAAACAGCATTGTTTGGTTCTCAAGGGACTACAACTAACGGTTCTGATACTTTTTATCATACTCAGGGTGCTGTAGATTATGTTCTTAATAATGGTAACTTGTTCAACTTAGACCTTGATACTAAACTACAAGATGATTTCTTAGAAGACTTAAGTCAACTTGTAGACCCAAGATATAATAACTCTAAGTCAATGATGTTCTTCTGCGATACAGCAACATATAACTGGCTACATAAGTTAGGTGGATTTTTCAATAACAATTTGGAAATGTCAACTAACCATAGTGCTAGTTTCGCTGTTTCAGGTAAGAAGAGGTCATTTGGGGTTAGCTTCACAACTATCTCAACTGTTTATGGTGACATTAATGTTGCTAGAAACATCGCTTTAGATGGTAGTGGAATTAAAATCTTAGGTGTTAATATGAA